TTCTATCAAGACCTTTTTCACCATGATAATCCACATAGTTAGAAAAGTACCAAGGGAAATAAGTATTTTCTAAAATACCTTTTTGTATTTCTTTAAAAACTTTTTTATCTAAAAAATTATCAATTACTTTAATCATAATTAAAACTTATACTAATCCTTTCTTTTTTATTTAAATTGGGCTCAACATAATGTTTTAAATAAGATGGAAATAAAATACATAAATTTTCTTTTGGTTTTACGGTCCAAGTTGATGAATTATATTCATTAAAAGCATTTACTTTTTTATAGTGAGGATCAAGGTTTTTATTCGTAAAAACTATATTTCCAGAATTTTCATATACGTCTATATAATACACGCCAGATATTAGGCTGCCTATGTGAGTGTGAGGTCTATTAAAAGAACCAAAATAATTTATATTACACCAATAGTTTGCTAGAGATAATTGTCTTTTTAAATTTAAATATTTTTCTACTTTTTTTACAGAGGCATTAATATTATCAAATAAACTTTTAAAGTTTTTATCTATCTTTTCAAAATCTTTACTTTGCCAACCACCGTAATTACTTATAGTTCTTCCTTTATCTTTAGATTTTATAGTAAATATTTCTTTTTTTATTTTTTTAGTATCTAAAGAAAACAATTCTTCATGTAGATAATGACTAAATATATTATACATCTTTAGCCATTTCTTTCGGCACGGCTTGTATGTTCCAATGTATAAACCTAAAAGGTTCAATGCCATAATCTACAGCATACTCGTGTTCTAAATATCCTGGAAAAATAATTAGTGTACCTGGTGTAGGTCTAAAGTTAATTAATTCTGTGCCACCCCAAATACCTTCTTGACTTTTCATTTTTAATTTAGTGGATCTAGCACCTGTTCTCGGTTCGTGAAATATTGGGTATGATGTTTTATCACTGCATTTTAAAAAATAAAAACCCGATACATGTTGATTCCAATGTATATGTGCAGAGTGATGACCACCACCTTTTTTAGCAAACTCCTGTACCCATAGCTCACTAAACATAGTTTGATATTGTGACATATCATAACCTTGGTGATCTAAATACTCCCAAGACTTTTGACCTACGTAGTTTCTAAAATCTAAAAAGTCATTGTCGTGTGTTAATGGTGTTGAGTGATGAGATAATCCAAAATCACCATATTTTTTTATATGCGCTTTGTTTCTATTTCTTGCTTCTTTAATATATTTGTTACTTGCCTTATTTAAAGACTTAACAAATTCTGGTTTTTGTTCTGACCAAATGGTCGTATTAAAATAGTTATTTATATACATTATCTAAATGGCTTTCCTAAATGCCAGACAACAAGACTATATCTTGTGCCAGCGGTTACTGGTTTAACTCTATGCCACACAAATGAAGGAAATACAATAATAGAACCTTTTGGTAATATTTCTTTACATTGTATTTTATGTTTCGATTCATCTCGCATATGTGGATCGTAGTTTCTAAAATCAAACTCTAATTCTCCACCACTATATTCTGAACCATCTGTTAACTGACAAGTCATAGAAAGTTTTCGAATCTTACCTTTGTCGGGTCCTTCTTTTTCATAAGGTTTGTCCCAACTATCACAATGCCAATCATAATATTGATTTAGTTTATATTTTGTAAACTGACAGGACTCGCTTCTTTCCCAATCAAAATTCCAACCGGCATTTCTATTAGCTTCGTGAACATACGGGTGTAATTCTTTATATATCCAAGTGTCATTAAGCCATACTAAATCAGAGTTTCTTTTTCTTTTTAAATCTAATACTTCTTGCTTGTTTAATTTTCTATCTCCATATCCACCTGTTCTAGCCATTTCTTCTTTTTGTGAGTTAGCATATGATATAACTTCATCACAGAATCTAGGTGTAAGAACACCGCTAAAATACCAATAATAATTAGATATATTCATAAGTTATAGTTTGAACAAAATTCAAACTGTCTTTCTGTTCATTTGTAATGTAATACATATTAGTTGATGGAAACATAATAAATTTATTATCAGTCAATGGTATATCCCAAGATCTACCTTTTCTTCTGTTATCTTCAAAATGTATCCGGATCCAACATTTACCAACTTTAACACCATACAGTAATGTAAAGTCTGGTGAGTTTTTAAGATCAACTGGATCTACATCTAATAATGGCTTTGATGTTTGATTTGGTTTGTAAATATCACCCCAAGAATTTTTGTTAACAAGATTAATATTATACTCAACACCAATGTGATCTTTAATATATGTATTTAACATATCCCAAGTTCTTGAAAATGGAAATTCTCTGTTAGTAAAAGATGATTTTAAAATATCGTCTGATAATTTATTTCGGTCAATGTCCCAACCTTTAGGCATTGCTACATCACCGTAATATAAAGCTTGCTCTGTTAATACTTTCTTTTGCATACCACCACCAGATATAAATTATGCTAATGTGTCTGTCAAGTCCCAACCAGTTGTGTTATCAGCTTCATGTGCAGATTCATTCCAAACATAAAGCCAATTATGAGTCCCTGCTGTATTTTGATTTTCTTGTTCTGTAGTTAATGCAGGAGGATTACCAATAGGTGATTTCCAATTTGCAGTTGTAGTATCTTTTAACCAAGATGCATGTGGTTTTGGTGGAAAAAACATATTGTTATCTTCGTCCCAAATAAAACCTATACCTGCATAATTTCCTCTAAATGCTTTTGATTGATCTTCTGATTCAACCGCTACACCTTCTTCATTTGCAGTATAATGTTTATTACGTGATGTATTATAAGATGTTTGAATCCACATTTGTGCAGGCCAATTATTATGTGTTTCTAAATATTGTTGACCTACTGATTCATCTTC